GTGGTTGCGGGGGCGGACCCGCTGGCCCGCCCCCTAGTTACATCAGGTCGCGTGGTCCATGCCGAAGCCGTTAAGGCCATCGAACAGGCACTGCACGATCTCGTCGTCGGCGGCGGCTTCGTAATTGCCTTCACTGTCGATACCGCAGTAGAAGGCAACGACCTTGTCGCCAGTGGCGGCAGGCGTCACTTTGCCGGTAGTGTCGAGCACAACGGTCAGGCCGTCGCCGGTCGCAGGGGTGCCCGCAACCTTGACGTCGACGTAGCCCTGGAAACGCACACGAACGGTAGCAGTGCTATCGTCCGCGCAGTCAGCCAGCGCCACGCCAAAAAAGCCAAACTCCAGGTCGTCGATGTCGTCATCAACGCCGTCAACCGGCTTTTTGACGACCTGCCAACGGCCATCAGGAGTCGCGTCATCGGCGGCCGCAATGGCTTTGACGGACACGACGTCGCCTTTGGTGATGGCGGCGCCAGTGCCGTTAATCATCACGGCGTCAAAGTTCTGAGCGCCGATGCCAATGCCGGGCCCAGCAATAGGGTGAACAGAAACCATATCAGTGTCCTCCTAAAGATCAGAAGCCAGCGACGTCGACAGTCGGCGACAGGAGGCCCTGACGCTGACGGGAACGGCAGATAAAGTTGTGCCAGCAGTCCACGGGCATGACCGTGGTGAACGGCTGGTTCGGGTGCTTCATCGACGAGTGGGTGTAGAAGTAGCGCGTCGTGTGGAACACGTACTTCATGTAGTTCGCGTTGATGAAGTAGTAGCGGGGGCCTTTCTTGCTGGCACTGGTCTCGGTACCAGAGCCTTGAGCAGTCCCGTCTCCGTACACAGCAATGTCATCAAGGCCAGCAGCGTACTCAAGGTCGTGACCAGCGTACTGCGGCTTCATGAACGCGGGGTCCTGACGCGAAGCAGTAACGAAGGTGTCCTGGGAGTCCCGCAGCGCGCGCTGGTAGAACGTCAGGCCCCTCTTGCTGCACGCGATGTACATCGCGTTCAGGGTCGGGTTTTCGAAGTACTCTTGGTGCGACGGGGGCGGCATGAACTTGACATCCTGATACAGGTTGTCCATGCCCTCGAACATCGCGTTCTGGAAAGTCGGAATGTCAGTTCCCGTGTACGTAGCGGTTTGGTTAGTCCACTTGGTGTCGGTCAGCTTTTGCAGCGCGCTGAAGCCGGTGGGGATTGCACCACCTTCAGTGATGAAGCAGGGCAGGCTGTAGGGGCGCGTACCAGCGTCAGCCTCCATCTCCGTAGCGCTAGGGGCAGCGAAGATGCTGTCCTCCATGCCGTTGAAGAGCGAGGTCCACAGGCGTTGCTCCTTCGAGCGCTTGATCTCCTTGTACGTGGTGTGACGGGCGTTGCGGCCCTGACCACCAACGTTCAGCTCGATCTCGTGATCGGTCCACGACATGTGGTCGACCGCGAAGCGCCAGTTGATCTCCCACTGCTCCAGCACCTGCGGGTTCTGCCAGCTGAAGGTCTCGTTCGGCTGGTAGTACTGGAAGGTGTTGGACTCGTCGAAGAGGATCGTGTCCTTGATGGAAGAGCCGCCCTGGATGGTCTCCGAGGGGCCCTTGCCCCGCATGAAGCGGCGCAGAAGGTAGTTGTTCTTAACGGCCTCGTTGACAATATCGGACGCCCCCGTAAGGAAGGACGGACCCGTGTTGTCCATGAAGTCGTTGAAGGTAGTAAGCGCAGAGCCCATTACCGTTTCTCCTAGTTAGTTGCTTTACCGATAGCACGTGCCCGGGCGTACTTGTCCGGGTCGTTGCTTTCAAGAATTCTCAGCACAGCGTCTTCGCGCTCCTCCGGCGTGCTGTAAACCGGAGTAGCCTCGGGGCGTGACCTTGCGGTCGGTTGCCCCTGGTCGCGGAGGCTGGTCACCCGGCTTTTGGACTCGCGAGCTTGTTGAGTCAACTCGTCGCGGAACTCCAGCAGGATGGCATCCTCCATTGCCTTGATTGCGGGGAGATCAGAGCCATCGCTCCACATCTTGCCCATGCGGTCAAGGACGTTGCCCCAGCGCTCACTTTCGGTATCCCTGGCCTGGGGATAGCGGTCCTCAAGTGCTACTCGGGCTCGCTCCAGCTCCGTGAAGAGGAGCTGTTGCTGTACAGCTTGGAGTGCAGCACGCTGTTCGTCGATCAGCTGTTGCATCGGCTGTACTGCCGCCTGCTGAAACTGGACAAGCAGCTCAGTGCCTGACTCGTCCAGACCAAGATAGTCAGCTACTGCCGTTGCCTGCTCGGTGAGGTTGGCGACTCTGGGTTGGTCCGGGTTGGGCTCTGCTTGGCTTTCCCCGGAGTCCTTGTCGGTCTCTTCAGCTTGCTCTGGCTGTTGCCGCTCTCGCAGCTTGCGGTCTACGTCTGCCTGCACCTTGCGCCTGTGCTCCGCAATGGAGAGCAGCCGATCGGCAGGCAGTGCTTCTAGGTCTTCAGGCGTCCAGCCATCCCGCTTGAGGACGGCAATAGCCTGCTCGTGTTCTTCAGAGAGCGACGGCGCCCCGCTCTCCTCTTCATCCCTGGGTTCCCCCCCCAGCACCGAAGTCTCTTCCGGGGCGCCGTCTGCCTCTACAAGATCGTCTGGATCGGGCTCTCCGTCAAGCTCCATCAGGATCCTGTCCTGCTGCTGCTCCGGCGTCTCCCCGGTCGACTCAGACGTTTCCGGCGCGGGAGCCGCCTCTTGGGGCTGCACCGCTTCGGCAATCTGCTCAATCTTGTTCTCTTCTTCAGTCATGTGTGCCTCAGTTCTCTAATCACATTTCGTCGTAGTGGACTTGCGCGCCCTCTTCGCCGCGAGCACGGCGAGCGGACTCGTGAGCCTCTGCCATGTTGCGGAAAACGGGCCGTCCTTTTTTATCAAACTGGCCTTTGTGATGCTTCCAGTTGCGGGGCATCTGGTTAGAAGCGAATGCGTCATTTTTGCGCACAATGATGCGCGAGCTAGCTCGGGTCATGCTTTCCTCTTGGTGTGTTTCTTCCGGTTGACTGTCCTAGGGACCATCCGCAGGTTCTTCTTACCGTTGGAGCCACCCTTGGACAGTGGTTTCTTGTGGTCGACCTCCATGCCGTCGCCCTTGCGGGCGCGACCTGCCTTGACCATCTCGCGGCGGTTGCGGTTCCGCTGAGCACGCTGCTTCTTAGCCCTGGTGCTCGCGTGGTACTTGCGGTACTCGGAGTTCGCCATCAGCAGTTCCACTTCCTCAGGGCCTTGTTGATCCGCGAGTTCGGGTTGCTCGCCGTCTTCGAGCTGGTGAGCTTCTTCTTCATGCCACTCATGCGGCTGCAGAACGACGCCCGGCGCTTAGCAGCCTTGCTGCCCTTCTTGAGCTTGCTGGGCTTAGTGGTCACCGCAGTCTTGAGCTTGCTACCGGGGTTGGCTGCACGGTAACGCGCTACACCCTTAGCAGTCAGGCCACCCGACTTCGACTTATCACCACTCTTGACAGAGAAGCGCTTGGGCATCGTGCCCTTACTCTTCTTACGCGCCACTTGTACCTCCTTGCGGGGGCCCGGTCGGCGCCTGCTGTTGCATAGCGCCAAGCACACGACTCATTTGCTGCCCAGCGTTCGGCAGCTCCTTGCTCGGCTGCGATGTCTGCACAGGCTTGCCGGGCTGCCCAGCCTGGACCTGCATCATCGGGGTCGCGCTCTTCAGCGCCACCTGAGCTTGAGTCTGCTGCATGCGCTGTAGATCCTGCGCCAGACGCGCCAACAGCTCAGGACGCACCAGCTCAGGCAGGTCAGGAGCGTTCATTGCGTTGCCGATCTTCTGGAAGTGGTCCAGCCACGGGTAGTCCGGGTACTGGGCCATGGCGGGCAGCGTGTTCAGGATCAGGCTGTGCATCTCCATAGCGCGCTTCTGCGCCATGCCCTCGGAGGCACGCTCCATGCTGTAGGGCTCGATCTCAAGCTCAAGGTCTTCGAACCCGTAGCCCTCAGCGTCGTCGTGGCCACCGCCCTCAAAGTAAGGCGCAGCGTCAGGCGGCAGCCCCATCTGCCGTGCGACCTCGCTCCCCAGGGGGAAGACGATGCGGTCGTCGTGGTACATGTAGAAGGCGACCTTCTCCAGCACCGCAGTCACTGAGTCCGAGAACGCTTGCTTAATGTACGCAATACGTGTATTTGCGGCCTCAGATGCGATGGTGTGTTCCGTTGCCGTACCAGCTCCAGATACCGCTCCACGCAGCGCTTCGTCCATCCCGAGTGCCCGGTCTGCTCGCTCGCGGCACGTAGCGATCCAGCGGGCTTGCTGTTCTGTTTGTCCGCCAAGTTCAAACTCCTGAACCATTGCGCGACCGTCCTCGAAGGGAACGACCGCGACGTAATCGTGACCGGTGTCCTTGACGAGCTGCGCGGTGCGCGGGTCGTTGACCCCCACGATGCGCTTGTGCTTCATCATGCTGTTGCTGGCCGCCCGAACGTGCTGGTTCAGGTCGCCAATCTGAGCCTCCACAGCCGTCAGCGGGCTGAGGGGGATGGGGCTGTCCGGCACCTTGTAGACGCCGAAGATGCTGTACGGGCCCGTGCGCGGACCGTAGTACGGGCGCGGCTTACGCAGGTAGCGGCCAAGGGGCTGTGCCCCCTCAGGCGAGGCGCAGCTAGCTAGGGTCAGGATGGTGCCGTGGAAGCCCATCTTGGGGCCCGGGCTCTCCTCCATCTCGTAGTCCGGCACCCACACCTCGTAGACGACGATCTCGTCACGGTCGGGGTACTTGCGCTGGCTGCCCTCGTCGCGGTCGACGTCAGAGGCAGCAGCCTCACGGATAGCCTCCTTGTCCCAGCCCGGCTCCTTGTCGGCCATCGCCAGCAGCTCCTTACGGGTGCGGCGATACTCGTGGCCCATAAACAGCGCGTCACTGGGGCGGCTGCATCCCGGGTCGATGATGAACTGCTTTTGGCTGACGCGCTCGACCACCGGCCACATGGTCTTGCTCGGCTTCTGCACGTCCTGCTCAGGCAGGTTGATCGCGCCACCGCTGGTGTTCGCAGCGTCCTCGCGCACGACCGCAACGCCGTAGCTGAACAGCATGTCGGTCGCCAGCTCGACAAGGCGCTTACGCAGCACGCAGTCACGAACCCAGCGGTTGAGCCCGTAACGCAGAGCCGTAGCCACGTCGTTCACCGGTCCCGGCTTGCGGCTGTTCACCTGCACGCGCGGGTTGTCGAAGATCAGCTTAGGGATCATCAACGACACGTACTCGTAGTACGTGTTCTCCGGCGCGTAGTCCTCGCCAACCGTGTACGTGTCCTTCTTGTAGTGCGGACCGTGGAAGCGCTGGACTTGGTCGTTCAGCGACTTGAGGTGGCGGTTGCGATACTCGATCGCAGCCTTGACCTCCTCCATCGCGTTCTCGGGGTCGTTAAACGACATAGGGGACTCCTTTCACTTCCTTGTGGTTAAGCAGTTTGCCGAAGCTGTTGTCAGGGTAGTCCCATCCGCTGTCCTCGACCGCCATGTCACGGTTCCACATGAACATGGCCGCATACCGTAGGCAGTCAATGGCGTGGTCACTGCACGTCGGGTCAGGTCTCTCCTTCACAGGTTTGCCGTCCCGACTCTTGGTCCAGATGTAGCTAGCCATCTCGTCCTCAAGGCAGTACGGCTTCTTCTTCTCTACGCGGTCCTTGTCTCGACCAACAAGGCTGTCGCGCAGGATGAAGATACGGGGGCCGTTGTCGGCTTTGCTTAAACCCCACCGCACCATGTCGATACCGGTGCGAATGGCGTTACGCGCCTTCCGGGCGATACGGTTACCGTTCCGCCCCCGTGCGTGCCCCAACCGGTCATTGAAGACCTTGATGTACTCAGGCTCGCTCGGGTCACAGACCAGGGCTTGCAGGTCGTACTTCTTGTGGTACTTGACCACGTGCTCTGCCCACCAGTCCTGCGTCTCGTTTGTGCGGTATATCTCCGCAATACGGTACATCCGGTCGTCGTTGACGCCCCAGATTTGCAGGCAGCCCGGGTGACGCAGGCCTTTGTCGTAGGAGGCGAAGCACCACTTGAACTCGGGCGCGTCCTCCTTGTCGATGATGTGGATGCTCGGGTCCCACTCCTCGAAGATGACGCCTTCCTCGCTGGCCCATCGGCCCTCGTAGAGGTTGGCCCGACGAGCACCGTGCGGCAGGTTAGCTAGGATGCCGTTGACGTAGGCGTCACCGCGCTTAGTCCACTTGCCCTTCTCGTGGTCCCAGTAGGTAGGATTGTCCTGGTGACGGGAGAGCAGCCGCAGCTTCTGGTCCTTCTGGTGCCGTTCGGGCACCTCACGGAAGCCCTGCGGGAAGTACTGGTTCAGCCAATGGTACTCGCCTGCGGGGTTCGTATCCGCGATGCGCATCTGCCAGGGCATCACGAAGTTACGGTTTGCACGAGACAGGTACTCCCAGCTGTGCTGGTCGATCTCACGCGCCTCGAAGACCGAGATGACGTCGTACTGCGTCGAGAAGGTCTTTTCCGGCTTGTCGAGCCCGCCTAGCACGATGTGCGAACCGTTTGGGTAGTGGTAGTTCTGCCGGTTGTTCCGGCCTGCAGAGCCGTGAATAGCGGGGTGCCCAGGCCACAA